AGAGCATTAACCGGTGTACGTTTTTAGGAAGAGTAGGAAAAGAAGTTAATCTATCATATACAAAAGCGGGAACGGCATATTTACGGTTTTCCGTTGCATGTAGTGAAAATTACAAGGACAAAAACGGGGATTGGCAGGAAGCAACAACCTGGATTCCGGTCGTAGCATTCAGACGCTGGCAGAAAATGCAAGCACGCTGACGAGTGGACAATGGGTACATGTCGAAGGAAAATTAAAAATACAAAATATAGAAAAAGATGGGCAAAAAAAGACATACATATCTGTTTTGGCGAATGTCATCTCGCTGGCATACCGCGATTACGTGCCGAAAGACCAAAAGCAAAGCGGAAGCGGATTTAATGACATGGGACAATATACAAATGAAGAAATCCCGTTTTAATTGAAATCTATGTAAAAGAAAGGACGATGGAAAATGGCAGTACAAAAGCTTGATAGAAAAAGATTGATTGAAATGCTTTCTAAGAATCCTGATTTACCGATTATCGCCGAGGTATACTCCGAAGTCGTTGCTGACGATGGATTTGCATATTGGTTTGGAGATGTTAAAGAATCGTGTTACGTTGATACGCTATGGGCAGGAGAAGAGCAAATATGGTCATTTGATTTGATTTCAAGAGATTATAATGAAATGATTTATTTTATGGATTGTGAATTTCCCGAAAAAGACGTGGATAGTATGACTAAAAATGAAATAAAATCACTCATTAAAAGCCTTCCATGGAAAAAATATATCGTATTAACGGTTATGACGCCTGACAGCTTACAAGGGGGTGATTAAATGACATTTGAGTGGAAAAACGCAAAAGAAGTAATGCCGACAACAAAAAACGGGTACAGTCAATTGTTGCTTATCGCATATAAAAGTGAAGGAAATTTTGTAGAAAACGAAAGCGGCTTTGACTATGCAATAGGGAATTATAAATCGCAAGGCAATAGAGTGGTTAGCCGGTATATATATGATGATGTAACAATTAAAGACTGGGAAGATGTCATGTACTGGTCATATTTTTCAGTTATAAAAAGCAAGATGGATACAGAAGAAACAAAAAAAAAGAGAATCAATAAAGTTGCCGAATATATTGACAAGTATACAGATGCATGTCAAGACTGCCCTGCATGGCGTGAATGTAAAGAAGATACAGAAGAAGAGATAAGCTGCAAAGGGCATATAATCAAGTATTTGAGAGGAGATTAGGCTTTATAGTCTAAAAACCGAAAGGAGAAAAGAAAATGGATAAGGAAAAATCAGCGGTTTACGGATACATTCGAGTATCGACAAAAGAGCAAAATGAAGACAGGCAGCTAATTGCGCTACGTGAAACAGGCGTAACAGAGAGCCACATATACGCAGATAAGCAATCCGGAAAAGATTTTGACCGCCCGCAGTATCAAAAAATGTTACGGAAAATTAAAAAAGGCGATTTGCTCTATATCAAAAGCATTGACAGGTTGGGACGTAATTACGAAGAAATCCTGATACAATGGCGAACGCTGACGAAAGAGAAAGGAGCCGACATAGTGGTATTGAATATGCCGTTGTTGGATACACGGCGGGGAAAAGACTTGATTGGTACGTTTTTAAGCGATGTAGTGCTGCAAATATTGTCATTTGTCGCAGAAAATGAACGCATTAATATAAGAAAACGTCAAGCCGAAGGCATTGCAGCAGCGAAAGCACGCGGTGTAAAGTTTGGGCGGCCACGAAAGCAGCTTCCCGAAAATTTCTACAACATGTACAAAAAATGGAAATGCGGTGAAATATCAGGGCTTGCAGCGGCGAGAGAATGCGGTATGCCGTTATCTACATTCCGGTATCGTGCAGGGCTTACTGTAGCCGACATCAATAATCCTTCCAGGAAGCTTGCTGACAAAATAAGTAAAGTGGAAGTCTATGATATATGTGATTTGCCGGGATTTTGATGAAAGGAGAAAAAATGATAGATAAAAAGGATACGGTTGTTGTAAACAAAAAAAGATTGAGAAAAATAATAATGCTTATTGATATGTATTTCTGTTGTGACAAATAGCACAAGCAGTTAAATAAAGGAGAAGGAGATGGGATTATGTCACTATTAGATGAAATTAGAGCCACTTCAAGAATGTTGCAACGTCAAATTGAATATTTAAAAGAGGAACAAAACCAGAAGGAAAGAAATAATAAATTACAAGATATGGTTGAAGAATTTAAAGACAAAGGAAAAGTTATCATTTTTCAAAAGACACAGAAGTAAATTTTTCCTAGTGCTATGCTACAACGAAAGATAAGAAATCATAAGAAATCATAAGAAAGGATTGATAATTGTTGATAAAAAAAATAGTTAATCATTACACAATGAATGACACATTAGACATGTGTATGGAAGAAGCCGGGGAATTAGTGCATGCTATAAATAAATACAAAAGGGCGTCAAACTTTGGATATGCAACAGAAACAAACCAGAGTAATGCACGAAAAAAATTAGTACAGGCGATTGCAGATGCAAAAAATGCAATTAATAGCGTGATATATGTGCTAGATATTGACGGAAAAGAAGTTGAAAAAGAAATAAATCGTGCAGATAGACAGCTGATGGAATTATTAGAACGGCTGCGTGAAATCAGAAAAACGGATGAAAAACAGGCAAAAAATGAATTTCATAGCGAAGATGATGTATATCCAGAAAAATATTGGGTAGAAGAAAATGCGCACGATACCGTAAATCATCCGTCGCACTACTGCACTGGCGGTATAGAATGCATTGATGTTATTAAAGCTACGTCGCAAGGAATGAACGGTATAGATGCATTTTGTCAAGGAAACGCTATGAAATATCTATTCCGGTGGCAGTATAAAAACGGCGTAGAAGATTTAAAAAAGGCACGCTGGTACATAGATAAGCTTATTGAAAGATGGGATGGGGAGATAAACAATGAGAAGAAATAGGTTACGGATGGCGGTGAGTGAATGAATTATATATTTACAATAAGTGGCAGACCGATTACTAAAAAAAACAGTCAGATACGTACAAAAACAGGCGTTATACAGTCTAAACAGTACAGAGAGTATGAATCTATAGCAATACCGGAATTAGTGGCACAGAAGAGCAAACAGGGGCTAAAAAAGCCTCTTGCTTGCCCGGTAATTATGTCATGCAGGTATCACATGCCAAATAAGCAAGGGTATCCCGATTTGATGGGGCTGATACAGGCGACGGCAGATATACTTGAAAAAGCTGGAGTACTTGAAAATGACAGACTGGTCTCTATCATTGAAAACAGCTTTATAGATCAGATTAGCAAAGAGAATCCAAGGGCTGAAATAAAAATATCGGAAATAACGGATACAAGATGGATACAGTACTATCAAGACCCTTACTGCATTAAGAAAATGCGAAATGGTGAGTACGAATATTTAAAAGAAAAGAGGGAAAAGCTGGATGTGTTTATTTGATAAATGTTTTTGCGGGAAAACGGATTGCTCACAAAGCGGAACGTGTGAAAAGTCTTTAAAATGGGCTAACAATTACGTGAAAAAACGGAATTTACAAGATATTCCCATTGCGAGCCGACCTAGTTATCCGTGCAGTAAATATGATGGTGTGAAATATAAAAATGCAGAATAGGTGATTAGCTATGAAAAATGCGTGCCGCATTTGTGGCGTAAAGTTTGAAACCAAATCTCACAATAGGAAAGTATGTGAAAATTGCGTAGATAAAATATATCCAAAAATTAAGACGATGAAAAAATCTGAAACGTGTTTAATATGTGGGAAACCAATAGAAAATACGGGGAAAAGAGAAAGAAAATATTGCTCACGAAAATGCAGTGATGTTGGATTAACGATTATCAGTATTCGTAAAAATGAAGAAAATAAGCGACGAAAATCAAGAAAAATAAGTGCCAAGCAATTAAAAAAAATCCGTGAAAAAAGAATGGATATGTTGGAAATGGCAGCAAGAAAAAGCGGTATGGACTATGGCACATACACTGCTATGCTTAGAATGAATAGATAGGAGAGATAGTATGTTGATTAGTAATAAAGTAGAATTTAATAAAGCACCACGTTTTAATATTACGTTAAAAGTAAAAAAAATGTTGCATGATTGTGCTGAAATGAGCGAAATTAAATTACCATGGAATACAAAAGGTAATGTTGGCATGGACTTTTACGCACCTGCTAAATACGTCATCCAACCGCACACCT